AGGTGACGCCTTTACCCTCATATAACGACCAGGAACGCGCATAGAGGCTTTTCCTTCGCTATCTGTACTAACAGCAGCAGTGAACTCAATAGCGTCTCCTAAGAGGCTTCTATTACAGATTGAGATGTCAGCCGTTCCATTGTCAATAATCGGCCTAACTCCTGTAATCACAGACCTACCGTTATCAATGTCGTTAGTAACAATAGAGCATTGCTTGTTAGTGCCGCCGAATGTGATGATTTTTTGTCCTTGAACACCAGCAAACAACGATTGGCCGCCATCCCACTGACGATCATCAAGCGATACTGTTAAGGCATCAATGCTTGCGCTAAATGAATCAAGCCCCTCAAGGGTCACTCCGGGAGTAATAACGATAGAGATAGCATCAGCCGTAGTATCACCATGCGACCACTTACCGAAATCAATGCTATAGATTAAAATATTGGTATTAGCAAAGTTATCCTTAAACGACCATATAATTAGCCGCTTAACTGGGTCAACAGTGCTAGACATCTGATCTAGTTGACCTGTATTAGCAATATCAAAGAACCAACGGTCTATTTTTCCAGCACTAATAGACTTAACCGTTTGACCATCGCACACATAGAATCCATCTGTAGCCAAAAAGTATGTCAAGCCGTTGTATTGCACCACACTACCGCTAGAAATACAGCCTAAACTGCGTGAAATAGCGTCAAATTGGAAAAACAACGGGCTACCTATATAGGACATACGGAAAATGGCTTTTTCAAGCAGCACTAATCCGTACTCACCACCCGTTAAACCTTTAATATCACCACCATCAGCGATTACTTGGTTGTCTGCTTGGCTTGTTGCGCTAGCAGTCCAATTAGTTTCATCGTTAATATCAGACCAATAGACTACATTTTCGTAATCCTCAACATTTGCAGCTACCACAAAATCACGTACTACTGTTACATATTTAGCAGTAGGAGCGTCAGCGGATAAATTGCTAAATGTTTCACTTAATGCGTTCAAAGAGTAAGCCTGTAGTTTTTCAATACCATTAGCTACAATCATTTCAGAACCAAACTGCGTAACATCCCAAAACAAAGTGGTGGAGTAGCCTGTTGTTGTTAAAGCGTCAAGACTTCTATCTCCGCTATCGTATTTAAAAAGATTCGTAGAGCCAGCAGCAAACAACGTAGACAATCCAGCAAACTTACCGGCAAATGTAGTCACTAAAGTTTGACCAGCAGAAGCACTGTAGTCTGCTTCAGCACCCAAAGGAGCGTAGCCAGTAGCTACAGGAATGCAGTTATTAGCGTCAGTTAACGCACCTGTAATTCCAGGCTGGTCTGGCAGCCACTCACCAAATGCTAGTTTTGTCTTAGCCATGTATTAGTTCCAGCAGGTAAGTTATTCCATTCTTCGCCATATATGTAGCCAATAGCTGACATAGCGCCATTTCCATTAATTACACCATTTCCAGACCAAATAGCGTTTGGATAACAATACAATGTTGCTTCTGCTGTAATGTCTGCAAATCCAGAAAATGACATACCACCTAGTGCAGTTACAGTCGCATCTGAAAATATAGATGCAATCGCAGTCCTAATTCGCAATCCATCAGCAGAAAGATCGCCATTAGAAGATATATCTCCACTGCCACTAAGAATAAGACCGCCCATTGCATAAACAGACGCGAGAGAATCTATTTCCCCAGAATCTAGTCTTATTCTCGATGGTGATGCGGTAACAATTGCAGTCCCATCAGCCTGACCATCACCAAACAGAATGCAAGTATCAGGGCTTTCCCAAATTGCGTCATCAAGCGAAAATGGGAGTTGATCCAACGTCCCAAATTGGTCTAGCCCTTCAAGCGTAAATGGGCCACAAATGTCAGCCATTATGCAAGCGTAACAGTCAGGTTACCAATAGATATTTTGAAAATATCGCCTGTCTCAATTACTTTTGAGCTTGTTAACGCAGTATGAAAAAGCATATTTCCACTTGTACTTGCATCCCATAATCCAATCCAGCCAACGGTTCCCCAATTGGCAGTAGCTTGTGGAAATTCAACTGCTCCGCTATTGCTAGTCACACCATTTGACGGCGATGCGAATGCGGATGAAGTCCGAGCATAAGAACCTCCAGATACCTCTGTGCCTGTTCCGCCATCAGTAGGATCAGCAGTATGTAGACTCACATAAATAGTTGTAGGACTTGTGTAAGTCGTTGCTCTAAGAACCGCATTAATAACAGCGTTCTCTAAATAATTCGACATTTCAGCCATAATATTTCCTTAATTAAAAGACATGGACATTGGTTGCCCACTGTATTCGCCAGAATCATCCGCAGCAGAAATGGATGACATAGCTCTTTCATACAAAGTACCCCAAGTTTGCAACCTTGCATCATTCATTAAATACGGTTCTGCCTCACCTAATGCAGCATAAAGCAAAGCATCAGGGCAATTAGCCAAGAACACATTACTAGGATTCGTGGAGCTTAGGAAAGCAGGTTGCGCGTAATACAGCATTTGCAGGACATAAGCACCATCAGGTACTGGCCCCAATTGCAACTCAGAAGCTAACACCGTGTAGCGTTTAGGCTGGCCTGATTCTGTCGAGATAGTCTTTTTATAAAACAGGTTAGGCGTATCGTAGACAAGGACACCATTAGGATTAGCAGCAACGTGAATATCACGCATCTCTAGGTAATCACTAGGCAAACCAACAGTAGAATCGCCACCTGTAGTAGTAGCCTGGGCAGTTACTAGCATCTGACGAATACGCAACTCTCTACGTAAACGCTGCTCTGCAAGTGCTACAAACGTGGGAATAATGCTATCTAAATCACTACGAGCTAGATAGCTGGAGATGGTGCTAGTTAATTCAGAGTAGCTAGTCAGTGCCATTATCGCCCCTCAAGGCTTTATCATCTACATCGTCCCAACTGTATTCATGCGTTCCAATGTGTTTAATGTGCATTGAAAGCTCATGGTCAACATAGGTATCAATACCTGCATCGCCAGCCTTTACACAGAAGAACACATCTTCACCCACTACACCTGTTGGCCCCCAACCTGCATCAAACCACGGAGCAGATAGTGTTTCAAATACTTTCTTACGGATCAGTACCGCACCAAATCCAACAGCAGTAACGACCTCAATACCTTCTTTGCCGCGTGAATCAACATTAGACCAATGATGCCGGATACCCTTCTCATCCTCACTCTTAACCAATAACTTAGCGGTAGGGAACGATGGTCTACGTCTTGTCACTGCGTTAACACCAACTATATCAACCTCACGGCTCAACATAATCGTAATCAAATCATGTGGGAATCTCATGTCGCTATCAATAAACAGAACAGCGTCACATCCCTCTTTTAAAGCCACCAGCGCCAACTTCTCACGCTGGTCGAATATCAACGTGCCTGGCATCGTATAAAGGCTTAAACCGCCCTTACCGTCCTTGCACCTAACAGACGCATCATGAGCGCACATACGGGCAAAATCAAACGCAAAACCTGTGTGTACTTCGTCACGACATGGTACACAAACGCCAACTCTCATACGGTTCCCCTGTAGATTTTCAAACCAGCTTGGTCAGGATGATTCAGCCAACTTCTAAATGCTTTGTCATCCACAATCGCAAATCCTCGCATAATCCCCATCTCGTTTAGCTTATCAATCGCTGTAAACGGTATGGAGCCAATCAAATGCAAGTCATCTGTTGCGCCTGTCCTAGCCCTATCTACCTCTTGGAGTACCTTGTTCCTAGCAAGAATGTCTGTAATGTCTTGGTTAGTCTCGATGATAATACCGCCATCACCATCCGCATGAACTTTTTGATGTCTAAAGTTTGTCATTGGTCTTTATAAAAAGCCCCCAACCGAAGTCAGGGGCTAGTTCATTACAGTGAGAAGTCAAGATCGGCCACGATCCCGTGAGCAGCTTCGTTCTTCACTTCCAGCGTTACTTCAGCAAGAATCTGAGTTTTATCACTATCGCCTGCCTTAGCCAACTCATTAGTCATGAATGGGCGCAGGAAAGCCATAGCAGCGTACTCAGGATCAAGGATCAGCATATCGCGGTTACGCATGAAACGATCAGGCACGATAGACAGTTGACCGAAGTCCGATTGATAAATGTCAGCAGCACCGATAATCACGCCAGCCTCAGGCTTGGTGATCTGATAACGGTTGACAGCGATACCAGCAAAGGTAGAAACCTTTTGCTTACCAGCCGAGCCAACGAACACAGCTTTAGGATTGCCACCCGCATCGAAGATCGAAGCAATAACAGTCTTGAGCAGTGCTTCGGTAGCAGTACGCTGCGTACCATCAGTACGGGTCGAAGTACCAGAAGTTGCAGGAGCCGAACCACCACTACCTTGCGACGAGTTAGACTTGATCCAAGACAGCAGCGAACCCATGGTGCGAGCAACAGTAGACGTACCAGCCGACTTGCCTTGGTTAGCCGTGATGATGGTTTCCAGATCACGCTTGAGTTCTTGCGAAGCCTTCGACAGTTGATAAGCCTTCTCAGACTTACGGCCTGCTTTGTTGACAGTCTCCAGAGTGCCGGAAACTTGGACAGTCTTTTGTACGATCTGCGTATAGTTACCGACGCGAGTCGTAGGAGCCATCGTTGCAGACGTCGCATCTGCGCCCTCAACTGCTGCATTAGCAGTGGTAGCAGCAGCCAGCGAGTCAGTCTGCCACTCATGATAAACAGCAGTAGCTTTGGTGCGACCAATCGACGACATGATTGGGGTCTCAGTAGGCGAGATGTTATAGATGATGTCGGACAAGTCCTCGCGCATACCGATAGCGGTAAATGTTTGATATGTAG